CACGGAATCATGCACTGTTAATACAGGCTTGTACCGCTTGGCAATAGCCAACATCTGTTCACCCATGATGCACCTAGCGATAGCTTGGCACACATTCTCTGTAACCTTACCACCGTAGATCCTTGTGCGACCACGCCTTGTCATGTAACTAAACTCTAAACCGCGTTCGCCTTGTTCATAATTTAAGTCACCATACCGCATACGCAGACCACTTGGCAACTTTATCGAGTTATCTCTGTAGGTAAGTAGGTTGTTTGTACCCACTGCACCTGCCTCTCCTCGAGACATACTCACTAACATGTTCTGACACTCACGCCAGAATTGAGCTATTCTCCAATTTGAATCTCTATAGATAGATATAATCCTACGTGCCTCATCTACTTCTATCTTTGTACCAAACGCTCCCAACTGCTCAGCAAACCGAACCGCACCCATGCCATAACCTGCACCAAGTATCGTACTCTTACCTACAAACCTCTGCTCTTTGGTAACGTCTTTCTCTTTGACGTTGTATATCTTAGATGCCATTTTGACATACACATCTTCGTTGTCAGCAAAGGCTTGGACTAGATCGTCTTGCCCTGCCAACCATGCAAGTACACGTGCCTCGATTTGTGATGAATCACAATCAACTAGTGTGTAACCTACTGGCGCGATGATACTGGACTTCAACTTCTTACCATTAGCACCACGACTGGGTAGGTTTTGTATGTTTATCTTGTCATCACCACCCCATCTACCTGTGTGCGCGGCATAGTACCTCACTGGGATAGGTATTAGTCCACGTTTAGCAATACCTATAAACCTCTCAGTACGTGATTCTTCTAGCGTACTTTTAGTACCCAAACGTGCAGTAACAAGTGCCTGTACACGTGGGTCTTCGTGTTCTTGTAACGCTTTAAATCCCTCATCACTTTTTGCGAATGCGTAGGTTTCTTTGCCTGTTGTGAGACTTGTTTTCATCGGGGGATCGACATTCATTGATACCAGTAACTCGGCAAATTTGGGGTTACTCATTAGCTGTTCACGTGTGACACCACTTGACTCTATCAAATCTTCTTTTATCTTGATGGTATTTTCTAGGTGTTCTTGAAGTAGTCCAATGTCTAGGTCTAGCATTGGTTCGGTGAACATACGCAATGTCATGTCAATGATGCGCATCTCTTGTTTAGGAAAGTTCTTACCCATAAGCATAAACAACTTATAGGTTAACTCTACATCGTTGACACAGTAGTCACCGTATCTGCTAAGTTCTTCTGGTGTAAAGTCTTCTCTACGTTTACCTACGGCATTTAAAATTTCCGTGCCTTTAGTTCCAATATTATACCTTTTACTAAGAACGTGCAGAGATCCACCAACCTCGACACCGTGTAGTGCGCGAGCAATGCAAAGAGTATCAGCATAGACGCGAGGTTGTATATCAAAGAGCCAAGAAATAATAGCACCGTCAAACAAAGTGTTGTGACAAAGGAGCATAGCGTTGCTCCAATCAAAAGAATGTAGATACCTACTAATCTGCTCATGCGTACCACTTGCCCATTCAGTCTCACCACTATTCAGTTTAACACCTACACCGATCACCTCAAAGCGAGGGTCACGAATGTAGGCTTCCATTGTCATCTTACGTAGTGAGAAATCTTTGTCGTAGTACGTCTCAAAGTCTAACGTAATTAGATCCATTACTTATTCCGTTCTATAAGCAGATTGAGATACCATTGAGCCTTTTCTAAATCCTCAAGGGGCTTACCCTTGTACTCATAACGCCACATATATTTCATACAGTTACCCTTGAGATAACCTAGAAACGCGTTAGGACTCATACTAGACTCGATACCCTCAATACATTCCACTCCACCTGTATTGTAATGGTTCGGGTTGTTTACTGGGTCATCACCCACATCATTCAAAAAGTTTTCATACTTCTCGATAAGTTCAGGGTGCTTCTCTCTTAATTCATTCCACTCTTGGGGGCTTGCATCTACCATAGTGTTCTCCTAAAAGTTTAATACAATGTGCTGTACGCCACGCGCCTTAGCACGACACAGATACTCTAACCAGTGAGAGTTTACCTCGTCACCAGTCTCATCTTCTAAATCCCATACACGCTTACGCTCTTTGCGTATTGCAATGTCAATGGGTTCAAGTTCAGCTTTTACTACAGGGTTTGATACTAATTCGGTCACAGGTCTAATTCCAGTTGGTTAGGGTCAGGTTCGGGTAAACCATTCAATATATATTGAAGGGTGTGTATTGTATCCTCATTGGTTACAGTAGCAATACCACCTGCTTGGGCGATTTGCTTTAACTCATTCTTCTGTAACTCAGTAGGTTTGTTTGTACCCGCCTTGCACTCTATACCAAAGAATCTTCCTTTATAACAACCGACTATGTCAGGCACACCACTTCTACCATACCCACCAGTTGCGGGATAGAAAAAGTATGCACCTATACTTCTTAGATAGTCGGCTACTTTTTTCTTGACCTTTCTTTCAGGGGTCATAGCCATACGTCACTCCTTACATTATTTTTGTTCTACAGTGTAGAACTTTTATTATTCTGGGTATCCCCAGTCGTACCTAACGTAATATACACTATCTGATAACTTAACGCCAACATCATATACAAAATCATTAACACCTAAGACATCTAACACAGCTACCCTATCCGCCACACTATCTGGTAACTCGTTACGCGGTATTGCGCAGGGGTGTCGTCCAAAGCTCGCGTCCCAAGGTGCTTGACCACGACTTACTCTCGTGGCTTGACTGGCATGTCTGTAGTGTACATCGAATGGGTGCATCTGTATCTCATCATTCTTTATCCACACACATGTCATGTACTCGTCATCTTCACCAAGTAGTTTATCGTACTCGTCAATGGCATCGTACAGCGTGCCTAGCTTTCTATCTAACTCCTCATCTACAGTCATCAACCCCATTCGGTGCATATCCATAACTGTTTGTGCTATGTCAGGCAATTGACCTGCAGGACTTACCTCGAATCCCACCTCGCGTGCTCGATTTGTACGCTCACTGCGTGTATCACCACGATGCTTCATAACTCTTTGTTCCACGTTATCATGTGTTGACTTAGCAATATCGGACATTGTATTGGGACGCAAGTATTTACGCGCATTGGCTACGGCTTTCGATATATTCTTGCTCGATAACGTGTGGTGGTCATCGGGTGAATTGTGTGGGCAGTATCGTTGGTTCTGTATGGCTTGACTCTGCACGTGGTATTGCAAGTTACCATCGTAGTACGTGGTACACAGTCTACCCATCTCACACAAATCATCGTTGTAAAACACCACTACCTCATATTTAGTTGTTGACACTGTAGTCATAACAAATTCTACGTTGGGTAGGTGCATCGTAGCTTTGTATACAAAGTCATCAAAGAACTGACAGAACTTACCCCACTCGTACTCGTGGCGTTTGTCGTTCTTCGTAGCTTCTCTCAGTTCTTTCACTGCACTTATTGGTCGTCCAGTATCACCCTTTTTGTGGTAATTTATCCTTCTTGGTATGGCGGTTAAAAACATTTCATATCTCCTATTTGTAGTCTTGGTACTTGATTTTGAAGTTGGCTAACTTGTCAACCTGTGACTTGAACCTACTCATAAACTTCTTCTCGTCTTCGGGTGGTGATGACGTTTGGGTCTGCCAATCGTACTCGGATATTTCACCCAGTATAGCTATGGCTACAGGCGAACGTCGCTCATCGGTAGGGTCTATCAACATATCACGAAACACATCACTGTCGGTTACCGCATCACCACACTGTTGTCGTATAAGTCGTTGGTGTTCCCAGTCGTAGTGATCGCGGTTCATCAATATGCTTTGCATCACCCAAGCCCATTCGGCATACTCACGTATAGCTTCGTAATACTTACGCTTGTCTGGACTAATCTTGATACGTGTTACAGGTTGTTTGTGACGTGCGGTTGTACATGTCCACTGTTCACGTGACTTGAATGAATCACGCTCAAAGTCTAGGTACTTACCATCATCAGTCTTTGTCATAGTCTGTGTATTCCATCTAGTCTCGCCATGACTTGTACGCATATCAATTAGCGACTTATACATGTGACTGTTGACCCACGTAGACTTGGGTAGGTAATGATTAGTATCACCATGTATGACGTATTGCTTACCATGTTGAACCAGAAAATCCATACACCTCGGTAGCGCACGTGCTAAGAATGAATAGCGTTGATTGTGACACGTGTCACCATAGTCGTTGCGCACTCGGATTTTTTCGATACCAGTATGCGCACATCTTGTCCACGTAACAGGCGCACGTGCTATCTCTTCTTTGGTGCTACCACACCAGAACCTGTTACCCTCATCGTCGGGTATCTTGTCCATGAGTACGTACTTGTTCTTGTTGACCTTGATGATGTGCTCCCACTTACGCGCACGATCACCGAGTGGTACTTGACCTGTAGTACGTATTGGTTTGACGCTGTCGTAGCGTCGTTCTACTTCTGCGAAAGTATTTAGATTAAAATGAAACATAGCCATAGTTTAGTTCCTCAATAAAGTTCTACACTGTAGAACTTGTTATCAGTTGTTTACTTACGTTAGGGGGTAAGATGTACCTTATCCCTGTAATATTCTTGCCCATGCTTGGGCAAGCCGTTCTCTTTCTTCTTCAGTGCAATGAGAGTAGCGCATTGTCATAGCTTGTAGCCTAAACTCTACTGCTTCCTGTACTTCTGCCACTGCCCTGTCCCACTCCATGCGTCGGTGTACGGCTTCCATGCCCATACCAAATGATTCACTCATATCATATCTCCTGATTTAACATGTACTGTTGAACCACAGTTAGGTGTTGCACTGCGGTTGTCTAGTATGCACCACAACACTGGATTTGACCAAGAACCCCAACCGCCATACAAATAACCATCAGTCAGTACGATTGATGCTTGCGGGCTGATGTTGTTCTCTGCCATGTAACTTGTTACACAGTTAACATCTGTACCCCCACCACCCTCGGGCTTGGTAGACTCGACCATGTCATGTAGTTCGTGCATCTCATACTTCTCGTCACGACATACCTCAGTGTCCCAATACAATACACGTAGACACTTGGGGTGTACTGTCTCACAGATAGACTTGATCTCGGATAGGAACACCGATAACTCACGCTGACCGATAGAGCCTGACGTATCAATAGCAACCACTAACTCGTCAACCTGCTCGGATATACCGCTAGGTAAATACATACCTGTGTGCAATCGTCTGCGGTTGGGTCGGTTGTATGTAGCATAGTCAGAGCCACTACAGTGTGTGGTGATGTATTCACGTAACACCTCACGCCAATCAACCTGTGGTTCGAGTAGGTCGGCTACTGTACGCTCACCACCACTGCCCATCTTACCTGCACTGATAGCACCCTGACGTATCGCATCGTCAATCTCTTTGGATAACTCTTTCTGCTCCTCGTCGGTCATCTCTTGCGCACCTTCCCAGTCATGCTCATCGAACGGCTGTTGGCTAGACTGTTGCGACGAACTGGACGACTGTTGCCCATCACCTGTTGACTCGTTACCACCAGAACCATTGTCTTGTTGCTGTTGCTGGTAGATGTCGTTGAACACTTTGGGTGTAGCCCAACCACGATACTTGGTGTCGTAACACATACCATCAATGCCATCGACGAACCCGTCGTCTTTGTGTGCGTCGAGTATCTGTATGTTGATGACATAGTCCATCGCTCTGTTGGCTGTCATAGCACAGCGTAGCCATAGGTGATGCCACGTTGTAAGATGCTTGTACATTTTGTGGTAACACTCATGCAGTATTACAAAACGTAGTTGGGCATCAGTCAGACTGTCAACAAACGCACGACCATAGAACTCGTCACGACCATTGGTACACGCTGTCGGTATATCGTCACGTACCTCACGCTTGCCCACCATCAGTACACCTGCTAGTGCAAAGTACAGTGGGTGATTGACGATAGATACAACCGCTTTGTGTATGCGTTGTTCTGCTGTCAGATTAGAGACTAACATTTGTCTGCACCGAACATGTAGTTATTCTCACGACACCAAGCAGTGAAACTCTTGTTGGTGGTAACGAGTGACTTGTTCTTGTATGTGTCAGGTTTGATACCGAGCGCGAACAGACCTTGCGCTTCCTTACTCAACCTACCCATGTACTTGAACCAAGCATCAATCCACGCTTTGTCGAGTGATGCAAGTGCACGATACACGACCATACATACAGCACTGGCACTGTCGGGTACGATTGCATTCATTGGGTCAGTCTTGATGGACTCGAGCGTTGGTAGCTTGTCGGCTAGTTTGACGAACGCCATCATGTCGAGTGCACCACGCTCACCGATAGTACCAATCAATGCGCCT